GGCGCACCCAGTCGTTGACTAATCAGCGCTAAGATACCGATAATCCTGGACGGTGTCTGCTGATATGTCATCCAAAGTCGGGGAAATACCATTCTCCGCGCTAACTTGATTCCTGCCGTCAAGAAATCAAGGTCCCGAAAGGGGAAATCCCGGGCCAAAGGGTCTCGAACAACTCGGGCAAAAGGCCTACGCGCCGCACTGCGCGATCGCAAGTTTGAATCCACTCCTCTTGAAAGCTTTCCGCTTGTTTTGTTGAGGAACTTGAAAATGACGCCATTGATGTTCACAACATCTGAGCAACAATTCAAGGCTTTCATTAAATCCAATGGATTCGACGAGACGGAAGAAGTCAACGCTACCTTCGCACGAGATGCACGGGCATTTGCGTCTCGCTTGTGGGTTAAGCCGCTAGCACGAAAAGGCAAACGGTGTTCACCGTATTTGAGGCTTCGCGGAGGTATTGACGATGGTTTGGCGCTAGAATATTTGTCTCGCACCCAACATGCACAGCTGATGCGGCAGCTGGAGCAAGCCTCCATTAAAACGAGATTGGACCGTGACACCTTCTGTGATGTCAATCACCTTGTTCCACAGATTGGTGGTGGATTTCGCATCATGGCGAATTACGACAAGGAAGCCAAGCTATCTCGTGTTCGTGCGAAATGGAGGAACACAGCACTCATGTTGACACGTGAGGCCTATCGTCGAGCAATTGAAAAGCCACAGTTCCGGCACATTGATAAATTGTCTAAGCGTCCAAGTCTGTACCGGAAATCGAAGGTCCACGATAATGAGTTGCTGTCGGCTCTTTTGTTGTCGCGTCGTGTGTATTTCTATTTGCGCGGTCGAGCTTTCGATTACGCACACGCGTCAACATCTGAGCGTAGGAAAATTGAGAAAGTGAAGAATAGGTTTAGTCGGGAAAGGGTTGTTTTGGAGGCCAAGTTGGCCCCGAAGGAGGAAAAGTCGAAACCGAAAGGGAAAGAATTGCTTAAATTGATTCATTGTTTGGCGGGTGGCAAAGACAAACCGGTGTCAAATGAGCAGTATGAGGAGATATTGGCAAATTATCGAGGAAACATCAATCATCCCGTTGTTGTTCGCGCCAAGCGGAACTTGGTCTTCCCCACACATGTGCCCCTGGTTTATCCGAGACCAGAAATTTGTGAAGAAGACCTAGTGTCCGTTTCTGGTCTTTGTGACATGGTGTTTGAAGAAACGATGCACGCCTCCGGGCTTTCGACTCCCGCGAGTGTCGAATTGAATCCCATTTCAACACCAGTGTCCACTGGCCTCAAGGGAGGTGCGCGACTCATCCTGATTTACCCCGATGGTAGGCGGCATTATTTGGATTATGAGGACCATTGGTCACTCTCTACCATCATAGGCAAATCTTTCATTCCATCCTCTTGGCAATTCATTTATCGGGGCCAACGTTTAGACGTGAATGTGCCATTGGGGACAATCGGACTCCGACCGTATGACCGCATACATGTGGTCGGTTATCTCAAGGGTGGAATGAAACGGGATGAATTGGAGGAAGAACGATCTCACGCGCCTAGACGCCGTCAAGCTCAGAAGCCAAAACCCAAGGGAAATCAAACTGGCACCAATGATGCTTCTGAGAAACGTGAGGAGATCAAGGCAGCTGTTTCTGCAAGTGCCACAGCAGTTCCGGTCAAGAATGAGGGGTCCTGTCAAACTGAATCTGGACTGCTTCAAGAATGTGAACTGATTGCAGATGGGCGACGTACGTGGTTTACGCGCACAACAGACCCTTATGATGTTGTCCCCATCCTTGAGTTCACAGAGAGACGTCGCTGGCCTGATTTGCTTTTGGGATGGATCATTGATTTCCTTACGTTTCCATCGATTCTCTTCCCTGAAACATGGGAATGGTTCTTCGTTTATTGTTTCCCCCACTTCCTGCAAAGGATTGTGACTCGATATTTTTGGTTTTTGCGTGGCGTAGTGTATTGGTTGTTTGGTGCCGCCTACTACCAATGGGACGTGTTTATACGCCCAGGTGAGTCAGGTACTGACGATGATGTTCGCCCTTTTCACCAACGTCAAGATCCTGTCAAAGCTCGCATTCACGTTATGTCCGTGAGCGCCCAGTATACCACTCCGTTCGGTCGTACTGAACATCCATTTCAAGGATATTGTGAGATGCATGGGCTCCTGGCCACCACAATGCCTTCTTCTATTGACACTGTGGCTAAATTGCGGCATGAAGTTTTGGCTTGGATGGCCCACCAACCGTCACTGCGCACACTAAATTTATCTCCTGCCAACCGAGCTCGCCTTTACCCAGGATGTGAGTATGTGATGCTCGCATTGCTCGCTCCCTCAGTGTTGGTGCTGCGTGAAAACCCCCCCCGCCCCGTGCAGTGAATTGCCTGGTCCTGCACGGGTATGAACACGGGCAATTTTCGGTTAAATTCAACCCTCCTGATCGGACTTTGTCCATCAAATTAAGGAAAAACATTAGGGAAAAGTACACGCCATTGGCTGTGATGAGAGAATTGTTTTTGATTGGTAGTCATGGACTACCTGATTTAGTTCCTTTCTTTGCCAACCCAAATTCTGCCACGAACATGATTGCTGCATCAATTCATCGATACGGTTGTGAAATGCCTCAAGTCCATCCGAATGTGTCGAATGAATTTTATGAGGTGGCGACTGCGCTTATTCGACATTACGTTCGCCCTCTCAATGATGCAGACTTGCCTGACTTCGATCATTGGCTGCAAAGCACACCTTACTCTGAAAAGAGGAAGGCTTATTTTCGCCGAATTCGTGCAAGTGCAACCTTGACCGAGCGTACGAGAGAAGTCAAGGCTTTCATCAAGTACGAGCCTTATCTTGAACCAAAGGTTCCACGTGCCATTTTGTCGTACTCTGATGAATCAAAGGTGATTTTGGGGCCGGTAGTTTATGCGATCGACAAATCACTATACCGGTCTTTTGCTAATCACTTTGTCAAGGGATCACAACCACACACGTGGCCCGCTCGTTTGCGTTCACTCTTTGGTGAACGGCCCGTGTCAACCACAGACTTTTCGTCGTTTGAAGCACATCATCGAGGTGTGTTTTCGCAGGTGGTTGCCTTTTGGATGTTGTACACTCTTTCTGGATGCCAGTCATGCTCTTACGCAAAGCGCTTGATCTGGTCTCTGGTCATGGGTACCAATGACATTGAGTTCTCCCATATCCGCGTTCGCGTGGATCAACGGCTCATGTCGGGTGCCATGTGGACCTCATCATCAAATGGGTTGTTGAACTTGATGATCATGTTCTATTTGTGGTGGAAAACGACTTGTGCGACAAGGCAGCATATTGAAGCGTTCAGCACATTCAATGCGATTGTTGAAGGCGATGATGGTATTTGTGACTTCTTTGAACCGTCGCCTCATCTTCTCTCATCTCTCGGTGTCAAACTGAAGATTGAGAATTTCCCTTCACAATCATTGGCTGGGTTTTGCTCCATTTACTGTGATGCAGCCACCCTTGAGTGTGTGAAAGACCCAAAGAAGGTGTTGACCACTTTCTTCTTTCTGCCTGCTGCTTTGTTACGTTCGAAACCTACGCAAGTTCGGGGATATTTGCGCGCCAAAGCGTTATCGTACAAGCATTTGTTCCCGAACGCGCCAGTCGTTGGTCCTTTGATGGACTGGGTTTTGTGTCGCACGCGTTCGATAGCCCCTGTGTTTGACGTTGCACACAATCATCTTCAGAGAGTCTACGCAGGTGAGCTTTTGAACAGGTATCCCACCGCAGCAGTCACCCCTACTGCGCGGGCGTTGGTTGCCCACACCTTCGCATTTCCTGTTCAGCTCCAATTGGCGATTGAAAAGCAGTTTCGTTGGGATGTTGATGACATCTGCGTCAACCTCTCTCGCCTTGCGCTCCCAACGATGATGGAAAACTGCATGCTCCATTTGCATTCGCCTGGCTATCGACAACCATTGACGTCGTCTTTGTGCCTTCCTGTCAACAAGCGGCGTGCCCGCCGTGAGACTACGACTTACACTAGTGAGTATTTGCCAGCTTATCGATCGAGTAAGTCTCTTTGAGCATCGAATCTGAAAGCCAAAATCCCGGCCTCATAGTGGTAAAGTCACATTAGTGCACAATATTACATCCTCCAAAACGACGTAATGGTAAGCCCAAACCGGTGCGCAACGGTAATGGGTCAAAGAAGCCTCTGCGCTTCAAAACGCGCGCACGCATGCGAGCCGCAGCTCCTAACTCTGCCGTGGGCAGTGTTCAGGCAGCTCCTGTGGCGGTCTCGAAGGCAATCACAACCTTTCGACGCAATCCACCCAGCAGGTATGTCAACCGAGAGTTTCTCGGCACAGTTACTTCCAACACCACTACCGCGCTTGCTATCACCAGTTATCACATCAACCCTGGGATGCCTGACACCTTCCCTTGGTTGAGTCAGCAAGCAAAGGGCTTTGAGTATTTCATTATTCGACGTCTTTCTGTCGAGTATGTTCCTCAATGTCCGACGTCGACGACGGGTCGCATCAACATGGTCTTTGACTATGATGTTGATGATGCGCCGCCTCAGACGGAAGCCGAATTTTTGAATGCATTTCACTCTGCTTCGAATGCAATTTGGGCTTCATGCGGTATGCGATTCTCACCCACTGAGCAACAACAGAAACGTTATTATACCACTGACCACTTACCAGGCGGTAGTAACCAGCTTTACTTTCCTGCTGTGTTACATGTGGCAGCTGTTGGCTCAGGAGTCGCTGCTGTTGGGCAACTGTGGCTTGATTACGAAATTGAGTTGGTAGTACCACAAACTCGTTCCGTATCTGGCCAAGGCTTTCCTCCTGGTTTGCTCGTCCTCACCAACGGTGCTAATCAGTCGTTTGGAAATAACGTGGAAGCACGTATCCAATTCACTGTTAGTGTCAACACTCTTG